TGTTACTTCTCCTCTAAAGATTGGTTGAACTTTAGCTTCAAAAGTATCTACACCTACAGATGCTACACCAACACTACCAGTTATAGTTACAGCAATCTCAGGATAATTGAATTGATGTGTTCCAACACCAATACTATCTAATGGACGATATTGTTTTGTTCTATAATAAAAATCACTAGCAGTAGTTCCAACACCAACACTTGTTAATTTAAAATTATCTTTATTAACGAAACAAACATAATAATCAGTGGCAGTTGTTAATCCAGTAATAGGAGTTCCTGTGCATGTATAATTGATAATTTCACCATCTTTATAATCGTGATTTACAATCTCTATTTGATTTAAGGATGTAGTAACACCTGCAGGTTGGAGTGTTCTCTTTTTATTCTCATAATCTGCTCCAGAGTTGATTACATTAATAGATTCAATTATTGATTTTTTACTAACAGCTTTTATAAATTGTGTGCCTGAACCACGAGAGGTTAAAACAACTGTATTGATTCCTGCAAGAGCACCAGCCTCTGTTGTATGAAGTCTTATTGTAGTGCCTCCAGAACCGACTACAGAGGCATGGTAACTAGCACTAGTAGTCAAACCACCCACCGACTCTTGATTGTCAGTTACATAGATAATTTGCTCACCATTAGCAAATTTGTGATAAGTGCTAAATCCAATTGTGGAAGGTAAAGTTCCTGTTGTTCCTAATCCTACTTTTTCTGAAGAGGCAGTAAAAGGAATGGAATGATCCACAGACTGCATGTTTATTTCAGCAAAAGCATCTTGTCCATTTCCACCCGTAATTTTTATTGTAGGTTTCTGTCCGTAACCAAAACCAGGATCTATAATTCTAATACTTTTTAATGATCCCTTGACAGCAACAAATCCTGTAGCACCTGTTCCTACATTATCAGTTATTTTGGTAATAGGTGGATTGATTACATCATAGTTTAATCCTGGAGCAAGAACATCTATACTTTGTAATTGTCCATAATAAACTTTTTCATAAGATTTATAATTTAAAATTTCTACACCATTAACCAAAATACCAGTAGATCCAGGAGTAGTTTCAGAAACTGTTCCTGTATCGATTGGTGGTGTAATTACTCTTGCTAATTTTTGTGATTGAAGAGTTTCACCATTAAAACTGAAAGGTTCAATTCTATTATCTGTAGCAACACCTGTTCTTGTACCATCATTATCAAGGTTTATAAAGTTTCCATTATAAAGATCTGGTCTACTTTTTGATAATTTAATTTTATTAGCATCTACCCTTTTAACGAAATAAAGACCCTCATCTGCTAAAGATGATTTAATAACAAAATTATCAAGTTGAGTCCCACTAGTAGGGTCTACATACACATCATTAACTATCTGTGGTGTATAGTAAACAGCATCTCCAGTATAGAATCCATGATCAAAAATAGGAACACCAACAGGAGTAGTAGCATCAGCAATTATATCCCAAGTATCTCCACTAAAGTTTCCATTAAATATAATTCTATTTGCATTCACACCAAGAGATGATGAATCATATGATGGAATAGATGGAGATGTAATTAATAATTTTTCTGTTTTTCTTTCTTTATAAACATTTTGAACATCTGAAGAAAATCTTGCAGCTTCGGGGAAGTTAAGTGCATTTGCTTTAGATAGTTTTCTTTCAATTACATATGGATTACTATCCATATTTGTAGTAATATCAATTTCACCTTGCTCTTTCATAATGAAAGATTTAGCAGAAGTGATTTGACTTATAATAGAAGCAGGAAAAGAAGTATTTTCTCCTTGAGATCTAGAAATAACAGCTCTATCACCAGTTTTAAATTCATGATCAACATCAGTAAAGACTTCATATGTAAAGTCTGAAACGTCAATCAAAAGCAAATCCTTAACTTTATAAGTTGGTGAAACATTATATGACCAACCACTCAATTTATACCCAGTATCGCCAATTCCTAACGTTTTAATTTTTATATCATCACCACTTCCATAAAGACAATTAGCATCTGAATACTCAACACTATTAATAACACTAGTAATTCTTACTTCAATAGTTTCATCTGGATCAAGAACAGAACTTCCATATGCAAATGTATTAACACCAACTATTGCTGCACTATCAATAGTTTTACCAATTCCACTTAATCCAAAGAATTGAGTTAAATTCTTAGAAGTATATGAACTTATTCCTACAGTATTATCACTATATCTAAAATGTAATTGACCTTCCGTTGCAAATCCAACCGTTGAGTCAACATCAAAGATAGTAGAACCTGCTGAAATTCCACCAACTACTCTAGTTCTTGGTGAAACCTCAAATGTACCATAAGTAGCACCTTCTACCCTTGAGTCTCTGTTATATCCAGCATCTACACTAAACTTATAATAAGTTTCTCCAACACCAACAGCAATTTTTTCTACATGAGTTATAGGAGCATATGCTTTATCAATATTATCACCATATTCATCTTGAAACAAAGTAGATAATTCCAAATTCATGGGATCACCTTCAATGGATTGAACTACAAAATCTTTAGTAACTTTGTAGTTAGCATTGGATGGAGTAAAGAGAAAATCACGAGGTCTTATAATATTAACATTCTCATTATATAAAGATTTGAATAAAATTTCAAAACCTCTATCTGTTCCTTTACTTAAATAGAAATCTTTTGATTGTTTTATAAAAACTTCTTGATCCAAATCAGGAGTAAGTTGCCTTCCTTCTAAACCTGGTGTAATTTGATATTTTGTTTTCTTTAAAAATTCTTTAAGGAACAAACAACTTAAATTTTCTATTGTAGATCCTTTAGCATGTTCATCAGCTTCTGTAGTTTCAAAAACTAACTCATCAGAACTGGTAGCACTCTTATAAGAGGTAATACCACTAAATCCCCTAATACAACCAGTAAATCCAAAAGTAGTTATTCCAGTATATGTAATAATCTCATCATTAATTTTCAACAATCCATAAGAATCTGGAAAACCCAGAGTTCCTGTAGGAAAGTTCTGCATATCAACATCAATCGCATCACTAGAGATACCAACTGTTGCTCCCAATCCAACAGAGTATGTAAGATTTGTAAGATTATCTACTTTTACATATTGATCAATATTTTGAACCAAATCAATTGGTCCACCTTCATATTCCTGTCCTTGATAATAAGATTTTAAAAATTCAGCAACTAATGGATAATCCGACTTTACATATCCAGGTAATTGGTTCTGGACAATGTTATTAAACTGTACTCTTTTTGTTGTCATTTTATAGTCTTTCTATCTTAGTAGGATGAAGCTGCTGATGTAGATGATGTAGAACTACCACCTGTTGTAGTAGTTGTAGTTGATGTGCTTGGAACTGAGGTTGTCCGTGTAGTTGTTTGTGTATTACGTCCACCAGAACGAACTAAATTACCATTAGCATAACTGGTAGATGTAATGTAATTAGAACCAGAAGGATCTAATCCTGAAGATATTTCATCAACTACGGTTTCAAACGTGCTGTTATTAATATCTAGTTGCAAATAAAGATCCTGTAATCCAATGACATCATTAGACATGGGACATGCAGAAATTTCAATAACAGTTTGACCATCTTTAATCATTCCAGATTGGATATTAACTGGGTTGATAGTAATAATTCCTTCCTTATAGTTAATGGTTCCAATGTTTCTTCTAACAATAGTAGGAGATTGGGATGCCTCTGATGGAACAGTGAATAAAAATAGTGATCCAGTAATTCTATTTGTGTTGGGAATATCAGATATATAGACATCATCCATAATTCCAGCAATTCTAAATGCTGATGATTTAATGTTATATCCACTCATACTCTTAATATGAAACTCATTACCAAAACCAATTTGGTATTCAGCAAATGCATTTAATACTGCTCTTATATCTCTTCTTATATAAATGGTCGTAATATTAGATGTAATCGATTCATTACTTTGATCAATAATATTTAAAAACTTACTATACTTAAATCTAGCACCATATTTGTTCATTTCTGATGATTCTGCATACTTAGTAGAATTGCTTTGTACAACAGAGGATACATATGCTGCAGAAGGAGCAAGATTACTGTTATAATAGATTTTTGAGTTAACTTCAATATAAAGATACTTCAAATCAAGTATTTCTGGGATAATTCCTGCCACCGCATACTTCTTTAACTTTAATTTGATCTGCTCTTTTATCAAATTGGGTAAAAAGTCACCAGTTTTGGGTTTTATGCTAATAAACACCTTTCCAAACTGAGGAGGAATCAAATCTTCACCACCAAAAACTGAAATTGACTCAGTTTCGGGATAAATTCTTGATGGAATCAAAGATTCATAGTCATTTGACGTAACTGCTCTGTTTTGAGACGAATAAATCCTTGGAGCAAACTTTCTAACAGACTCTACAGACTCAATTGTCTCTCCACCCGATGCAGTTAACCCAGTTGTCATTAAAGAGATGCCAGAACTAATTGTATATGACTGAGCATTACGTGTATATTGAATTCTACCTGCAAAATTGAATGAATTTAACCCATTTGCAGCATCTCCACTAGAAGTAATGTAATCTATTGTAATAAAATTACCATCATCGAGTTTTTTTCCAAAAATTCCGTCTCCAAAGAATATTTGATATCTCTCATCTTCAATTTCTTGTAAATAATAAACTTTTGACTCAGATTTTACGTCAAAAAGACTATTTTGTGAACTATATTTGGTTTCTGTAGTAGATGCTTCGTTCGGTCTTACAGAAACGGTCATTAAATCAGTATCAACACCAATATTTGGCATTATAAATTTCTGATTTGGAACTCTTGACGAATATGTGAAGGTTTGAGTTAAAAGTGTTCCTTCAAAAACCTCAATATCGTTAAATTCTGCAATTCCATTTAAAACTGGGACTGTAATATCAGATAAAATTGAAAAAACAAAGGATGATCCACCAAATGGACTTGAAGATGCTGCCACAGGACCCTTCTTAAGAGTCAAAGAAGCAGGTGAAGGTGTTATTCCCTCTGTATTCACAAAGAAGGACACCGTTGCCCGTGCTGCTTGCCTTGGACGAGGGACATAACCTATGTTTCTAGCTAAAGATATGACGTTTTCTCTTAATGTAGCAGTATCAATGAACACCTCATTGGTGATCATGTTCGCATTGTATGATGTAATGTAGGTATTATATGCCAGAACGTCCAAAATCGTTGAAAGGTTAGACCCTTCAAAGTCATAATCGGTAAAATTAGAGTTTGATTTTAGATAATCTTGTAATGTTATCTTAACTTGGTCAAAATCCAAGTTACTAAAGTTAGCTAATGGCATTTTTATCTACTTGATTGCAAAACGAATTGTAATTCTTGTGCTGGAATGTTCCTTCCTATGATCTCATATGTTATAGTTAGATCAAAACTGTTGTTTTCAAAGTTTGGATCTGCTAGTACGTCGATCAATTGCACTCTATCTTCATAAGTTTCTATAGACTCACGTATTTCATCTACAATAATAGTGGCAGTGATCTCATCTATGTTGTCAAAAAGAGATTCACTGATCCTTGATCCAAAGGATGCATTAAAAAACTTCTCTCCTGGTAATGTAAATACAATGTTTCGTATAGAACGTGCAATTGCATTCTCATTTTTGAGTGCAATAAGGTCATCATTCAGTGGATTAGACTGAAATGTCATGCTAATATCTTTAAATCCTTGACTAACTCGTTCTAGAGGCACACTAATAGAGCAATTATTGTTTATTTATTAAGGATTGTTTACAACTATTCTGTAAGGGTTAACGAATCTACTTCATAATCCAATCCATCTTCCTCAAAATCCCCAAAAATCTCACTTTGAACTACATTATCATGTTTTTTAGGTGTAAGACGGTCATAAGATACCTCTCTTAACATTTTTTTCTTGGGATTTTCCATAACTTTGGTATGTTTTTACTATTTAACATAAAAAAAGGAGGGACTTAACCCTCCTTTCTTATTTTCCTTGTCCTCGGTATGCTTTTTTTGCTTTATTACGAGACGTTGCGGATAGTAGTGTGCGAGCCGAGCGTCCTTGACGAGTTTTTTTCGGACGAGGTAACTTGTAATTACCATCATTCGTTGCTGTCATCATTGGCATTAGTTGATTTCCTCCATTTTACGTTGAACTGAGTCGGGGGTTGCTTTGATTCTGTAGTCAACCCCATCCCTACGAGAAAGTTCGGTGAGGATCTCTGCTGAAAGATCCCATAATTCTTCACTTCTTAACTGAGTGCTCACCGAAAACTTAAATGACCCTAGTTTTCTCATGTCCTACACGTATGCGAGGGTCACACCATGTCTCAATACCCATTTCCTTTGCGTCAAGGCAGAACGACACGTCCTCACCACACATATCCTGAACCGCACCTGACTCAAAGATTTGCATCTTAGGAGCAAACCAAGGGTATTCCATTTCTTCAAACACACCCTTCTTAATTAAGACCCAACCAAAGCCTGTGTAATCGACTGTGAAAGGTTTGTTGCGTTTGCCCATTGACTCAACGGTCTCATGATTCATAACTCCCCCATTCTTACGGAAGTCTTCCTCTTCTAACCAGTGAGCAACTGAGGTAGTATGGCCATCCTCTGTGGCATACCAACCTGCTGCGATCTGTCTTTCGTCACCTTCAGCAGGAATGGCAAGATCGCAGAGTTGCCAGAACTTCTCCACATTAAACACAATATCATTATCAATCCATAACTGATAATCATACTGTAGTTTACCATCCCAAGGTTTTTGATCAGCACCACGTAGAACATTTGCACCTAAACACTTACAACGTGCAAAGTTAACCATAGAAGAGTAGTCCTGTGATATCTGAATACTCATTCCTGCTTGCACCATATCAAAGGATAGCTGAACGAAATTCTTTAAAAAGGTATATGAACAACCTCTGCCAGGTAGACAGAATACAATTGTTTTACCTTTCCATCTCTCTTTAATTGCTGGTATATCCCACTTCGGTGCATCCTTTGTAGGAGCCTTTGCCTTAACAGTAAATCCTTTTGCCATAACCTCTAAGTTACCTTCATTTCAATTATACAGTAATTCTATGTATATGTCAATGTTTTGGGAATACCGAACTTAATATGAATCGTCTCCTGTAGGTTCTATTCTTATCGGTCCTCCGACACCTACTGTGGGGGCTGCTTTCTCATAACTCAAGTCCTTCTCACTATAGTCTGTCTTTAACAATCCTACCATGACGTTGAGTAACTCCCATGTCTCCTCAAACTCGTCTTGCTTTAAATTATGGTATATGCACCTATCCTTAATGTAGATATGGTATGTGATTATATTGCTTAAATCTTCAGGGGGCATTTTTTACTTGGGGATTTTTTTATATATGAATCCTAAAAAGGTCAAAAAATTTTTTCGTGGTTTTTTTTATATACATCTCGATCTGTCACCTCTGTAGGTTGGAAAGGTTCCTTTTTTTATAAACGGGGGCAACGCGACGCAGGGCAATAACACACAAGGGGGCAAATAACTGCATATAACTGTTATAAACCATTATACAATATTGTGAGCAGAGT